GGTAAACAAACTCTGTCACTTCCCTTATGAATAGGCAAAAATTGCCCAGTTAAGACTATGGCTCGCCCGAAACTCCAGAATGGCCCCGCCGCCATCGCCCGCGCATGGGGAATGTCCCAAGCCGCCGTGAACAAATGGGCCAAGCTCGGTTGCCCGATGGACGACATCGACAAGGCAACGAAGTGGCGGGAAGAATATCTAAACGCCAACGGCAACGGCCAGAACGCACCAGCTTCCCTCAACGATGCTCGACTCCAGAAGCTTGTTCTTGAAAGCGAAAGGCTGCGGCTTAAGATCGCGCAGGATCGCGGAGAGCTTGTGGAAGTGAGCGCAGTGAAGGAATCCGGCATCCGCATCGGCGCAATCTTCAGCGCCAAACTCGCAGCCCTAGTCAACGACGCCAGCGGCGCGCTGGCGGGCTTGGGCGAAGCCGAGTTGAGAAAAAAGTTGCATGAAAGGACGCAACAGATACTTTCTGAGATCAGAGACGAACTTGAGAAACTATGAAACAAACCAAACCCAAACCAGCAAAACTCGAAACAACGCCCATCTCACTCGAGCGGTTGAAGATGTTGGAACGCAGCAACCACCAGATGCTCCAGATTTCCGCGCATGTTTGGCGATACAGTGAAGCGGGCGACGATGACACCGTCGATTGCGTCTTTCGCATTCTTGAAGGATACCACTCCGCCAAGGCTGAAGTCTACGAACTTCTGCGGCTCAAAACCAAATGACATACGAAACCCGAACTTTAAAAATCGCCGTCTGCGTGAAAGGCGAGCCGATCTTCCATGAAGGAACGACGGAGATCGAGATTGTTGATGAATGCGGCGGCGAGTTCTTAAAAATTACGCAATCCATGGACAACGCCGAGCAGGGCGCGATCAAGATCGATCCGCACGAATGGCCGATGTTAAAGGCTGCAATCAATAGGATGATGAAGGAATGCAGGAACTATGACTAAATCGACTCTCTGGGCGATCTACTGCCGCAAATACCCTCAATTCGCCGAAGACGGCGAGATCACGCTCACCACTCGCGGGCTGCGGAAGATGTTTGATGTCACTTGGGACACGGCTTTCTACGATGGCGAAGAAGAACCTTTTTCACCAAAAGAGCATAGTTCAGCATCGGTTGAAACGCTCATGAAAATGTTTGGGATGAAACCATGAACCCGCTTGCATCAGGAATTCGCGACGGAATCAAACTCGCCTTTGATGGCACGCTGCTCGACTGGGCAGAAGATCATGTCCACTTTCCCAACAGCGACAGGGCATCCCGCTTCGATCGCACCGTGGCGCCGTGGATGAATGGGCCGCTGCTCGCTGCGAGCGATGATGAGACAACGCAAGTGTTTATTCGTGCATCCACGGGGGCCGGGAAGACCACGATGATGGAGGCTCTGGCCTGCTTCATCGTTGCACAAAAGCCCGGCCCTACGCTCTTCGTCGGCCAGACAGACGACATGGTTAAGGACTGGACGGAAAGCCGCCTGTTGCCAATCTTCCGCGAGTGTGCGCCGGTGCGAGAGTTGTTTCCCGAAGATCGCCACGCGATGCGCAAGACGACGATCTTCTTTCCCCACATGGTGTTATTTGCTGGCGGCGCCAACATGACGAACTTGCAAGAGAAGTCGATGCGCTACTGCATCGGCGATGAAGTCTGGCGCTGGAAACACGGGATGATCCGCGAGTTGAAGGCTCGCCATCACGATCGCTGGAACCGGAAAACCATTCTCGTCTCGCAGGGTTGGGACTCAGGCCACGAAGCGGATGCTGAGTGGGAAAGCGGCACGCGAGAAGTCTGGGGTTGGGAGTGCGCCTGCGGATCGTGGAACCGTTATACATTTGATGACATTAAATACAATGTCGCGAAAAACGAAACCGGCGAAGTTCTCTGGGACAAAGTTCAGGACTCGATTCGGATGGAGTGTCCCGCGTGTCACGCTCAATACAAAGACACGGCGGCAGTTCGCAGGCAACTGTCATCTTCCGCCAGTTACAGGCCACTCAACCCGCACCCAATTCGTGGGCATCGCTCGTTTGAGTTTCCAGCTTATGCTGTCTGGTGGATTCCGTGGTTCTCGATCGTTCGCGAGTGGATCGAAGCGCAGGAAAGCAAGCACTCTGGCAATCTGGAGCCGCTCAAGCAATTCGTGCAAAAACGCAAGGCTCAAGTGTGGCAGGATGAAGTCGTGTCGAGCCTGCCGGAGATTAGCGTGGGCGATTATGCGAAGGCCGATTTCATTGACGGCCAGAAGATCGATGGTGAGCATCGGCGCTTTCTCTGTGTCGATAAACAACGCGATCACTTTTGGGCCGCGATCCGCGCCTTCCGCGCTGATGGCAGTTCAATGTTGCTTGCCGAAGCTCGATTGCTCACTTGGGAGATGATCGAGTCTCTCGCGCTGCAATACCAGATTCATCCCCGCGCTGTGGTGATCGATGCTGGCTACGACACGCCGCTCGTTTACGAGCAATGCGCGCGGCACGGGTGGACGGCATCCCACGGATCAGGGCAGGATGGATTTTACCACGCCGACAATGGCAGGCGGGTGCGCAAGTTCGTGTCCAAGATCGAAACCGCCGTAGCCGGTAGCGACAACCTGCGGGCCTTTTATTTTTTCTTCAGCAATGAAGGCATCAAAGACAAGCTCGCTTCGTTGCGCCAACTTGGAGCCGCGCCGAAGTGGGAAGTGCCGAGAGATGTGTCGGAGGATTATCGCAAGCACATGCTCTCCGAAATGAAGAAAGACATCGTGAACGCGAAGACGAAACAAGTCGAAGCTCGATGGGTAAAGATCGGCGGGCGGCCCAACCATCTCTGGGATTGCGAATGTATCGCGCTTGCATCGGCCATGCTCGCTGGGGTGCTGCCGGTTGGCTCGGAGAATTGACACAACGCACCAAACAATGGCACTTTCCAAATCCTACTTCGGTTTGCCGCTCGCCACGCTGCAAAGTTTGCAAACGCAGTTCATCGCCTGCTTGGAAGCAATCGCCGTTGCAGGTGCGAGTTACAGCATCGCTGGGCGCTCGTTCACCCGCGCCAATCTGGGCGAAGTGGCACAGACGATCAAGGAACTCCAAGCCGCCATTGACAACGCGCAGGGCAATAGGGTAAAAAGAGTAACAACAGCATTCCCGACACAATATCCATGAAACAAGATTTCATCACTAAAGCACTTGCGGTTGTTTCGCCCAAGGCGGCGATGTCGCGAATGATCTCGCAGGAGAAACTTCGCAACTTCGGGCGATTTGATTCGGCTCTCGAAAGCACCAAGCGCGGAATCTCTCGCAATATCTCTGGTGCGGAAGATACGGCAGGCACGGCAGAACGCTACAAGCTCATCCGCGCCGCTCGCGATCTCGCAGATAATTTCCCGCCCGTCCGCTCACTCCTTCTCAAATTCTCCACCTATGTTTCAGGGCGTCTCACCTACCAAGCACGCACCGGCGAAAAGGATGTTGACGAGCAGGTGGAACGCTACTGGCGCAACTGGTGCAAGAGTTGCGATTTCCTGCGCAGGCATGATTTCGTAACGCTCTTGCAACTCGCCGTCATGGCGATCCTTCGCGATGGAGATTGCGGGTTTATCATCGTTCGCGACAAGGGCGAGCTTAAGTTGCAATCCGTCGAAGCCGATCGCATCGGCTCGCCATACAATCGCTTGATTGATTCGGATACCTACATCGGCGGCATCATGTTGGACGAATACGGTAGACCGGATAAATTCCAAATATTCGTTAGAACGATTAGCAACCAATATATCGAACCAACCGATATCCCCGCCGCAGAGTTCATTCACTTGTTCGATGCTACGCGGCTTGACGAATATCGTGGCCGCTCGGCATTTGCCACCGCGCTCAATGCGGCTCGCGACTTGCAGGAAGCTCTGAAGGCCGAGATTCAAGCGATCAAATATGCTTCGTATCAGACAGGTGTGATCGTCACCGAAAACGGCAGCGCCGATGCCGCCGACTACTTTGCCACCAGCAACCAGAACGATCTCGGCCAGACTGAGAAACTTTCCAACATCGATCCCGGCGCGATCAACTATCTCAGCCCCGGCGAGAAGATGGAGATGTTCAAAAGCGATCGCCCAGGCGGAGCGTTCGGCGAGTTCGTTCGTCTCGTTCAATCCCACATCTGCATGTCGGTTGGATTGCCCTACGGCTTCGCATTCGACGCCGACAAAAGCGGCCCAATGGCTCGCATGGAAGCCGCGATGGCAGAGCGCACCTTTGCACGCTGGCGCAGGCTTCTTGAATCGCAGTTTCTCGATAGGATAAAAAATATTATCTTACTCGATGCCCAATCTCGCGGCCTGCTTCCCGAAAGCGAGTATTTACTGGACGGGCGCTGGTGCTGGCCTGCCAAGGTGAGCATCGATTATGGCCGCGAAGCCAATGCCGACATTGCTTTGTGGAAGGCGGGACTCAAAACCGCTGGGCAGATTTACAGCGACATGGGAGAGGATTACGAAGAAGCCTTCCGCGCTCGGGCGAAGGAAGCAGCGATGATTGTTGATCTCGCTGACGAGATGGATATCCCGCCGCAATACATTTCAGATTCAGTGCCGATGCCGAAGCGCGATGAAGCGCAGCCTGTTGATGCGCCCGCCGCAGTCACGGCTCCCGAAATTGTCGCGCCCGAAATTGTCGCACCCGAGCCGCAAGTCGAGACATCTGAATTCCAAGTCGATCAGCACAAGCCCACCAAGGGCATGATCGAAGAAGCCAAACGCGGATTGGAATGGCGGCGTGAACACAATCGCGGCGGAACCGCCGTGGGCGTCGCCCGCGCTCGCGACATCTCCAACGGCGACAATCTTTCGGACGATACCGTCAAGAGAATGCACAGCTATTTCAGCCGCCACGAAGTCGATAAAAAGGGCAAAGGCTTTTCTCCCGGTGAAGAGGGCTTCCCATCCGCTGGCCGCATCGCTTGGGCCTTGTGGGGTGGGGACGCGGGCCAGACTTGGGCGGCGGCGAAGGTTGAGCAGATCAACCGCAACAAGAAGCTTGAGCGCAAAACCAAAACCAGCACCGATGTAAAGCGCAACGAACACGGGCAGATCATCAACCTTGAGAAGAAAGTTGAGCTTGTGATGCCGACTCCCGAAGGCAAAGAAGAGCAAGAAGATTTTTACGATCGCTGTATGGCCGATGATACTATGAATGCAGAATATCCAGACTCAAAACAACGCTTCGCGGTGTGCCGCGTGCAATGGGAAGGGGCATTGAAATGATCGCGCAAGGAATCGCACTCGAAGCCAAGCGGCAGTTTTTGGTTGGCATGCACCAACCGACAGACACATACAAAATCGCGCTGTATAGCTCCCGCGCACAAGTCGGGCCAGCAACGAAGCATTACACGCCAGAAGGCGAAGTGGCGGGCGCTGGCTATGATCGCGGCGGATATGTGCTGGCGGGGTTCAAAAGCGGCATGGCGGGTGCGAATGCGTTCGTCACCTTCGATGATCTCAAGATCGACCGAGCCACCTTCACGGCGCACGGGGCTTTGATCTATAACGCATCGAAAGACAATGCCGTTCTCTGCACGCTGAACTTCGGCGCGGATCGGCCTGTGTTCGATGGCGCTTTCGAGTT